AATGATTTGGGAATTTGGTGATTCAACAAATCCAGATTGGGTTCATGTTAGCTATGTTAGTGATTCTGTAAATAGAAACAGAATATTAAAAGCAGTTAGAGATAAAGGAAAAACAAAATACATTGATATTACAAATGGGTAATTTTCAATTTGGCATATTAGATATTATAAGTAGCGGACCATTGTTAGGGTTTTCTTATTACCCAGATGATGAGCAAACTGAATATGCAGAGCTTAATATATATCTAATTTTATTTGGTTTACATTTTAGATTTTTTAACAATGAGTGATAAAAAGAAATTCAAAGAAACAACAGTTGGCAAATTATTATTTGGTGCGGCATCAATGATAAATCCAACATTAGGAAAAGTATTAAGTGGTGTTAGCTCGCCACAAGAAGCATTAGCAGAAATTGGTAAATCCAAAATATCTAATGAAGATAAAATTAAGCTCCAACAAATGATTTATGAGCAACAAAATATTGAAATGGAATCAATCACAAGAAGATGGGAAGCCGATTCAAAATCTGATTCATGGTTAAGTCGTAATGTACGACCTATGGTTTTAATATGGTGTATTGTTGTATTTTCTTTAGCTGGTATTTTAGATAGTATTGAAAGCATACCATTTCACATAGGAGTTACATGGAATGATACATTTGAAAAGGTTATGATGGCTGTGGTAATATCTTATTTTGGTGGGCGATCAAGTGAAAAGGCAATTAATGCATTTAAGAAAAATGGCTAAAAATATAGTTCAAACATTCCGAGCAAACACAAGAAAAAAAAGAAAGGGTGTTCATTCTAAAAATGCTAGTAAAGGACAAACTGGGTTTAAAAAAAAGTATAAAGGGCAAGGGAAACAAAGGTAAACGAAATTGCTTAAATTTGTAAAAAATACAATATGGCAACTACATTTACTGGATTAAGGGTTCAAGATACTTATAATGCAATTTTAAAAATTGGCGACAATTCCAACCTTAGCGGTACTGCAAAAATTCTTAGTGATGGTGTTGGTAATAGTTCTAGTATCTATTTATCTACTACGAGATTTGGAATAGGCATAACTCCAGCATATCAATTTCACACAAGCGGTAATGCTAAAATTGGTGGCAATCTTATAATATCTGGTAACTTAACTGTAAATGGTACACTAACATATTTAAATGTTGAGGATCTAGCAGTTGAGGATCCATTAATAAAATTAGCAAAAGATAATACAGCAAACACATTAGACATTGGTTTTTTTGGAAAGTACGTTGCTACTGGCACTAAATACAAAGGTTTATTTAATGATGCTAGTGATGATAAGTTTAAGCTATTTATAGGCACATCTACTGAGCCAACAACAACTGTTGATACAACAGCTAGTGGATATACAATGGGAACTCTTGTAGCTAATATAGAGGGTGGAACTGGTACATTTACTGGATTAGTATCTGGTATTGCACCAACCTCAGATTTGAACTTTGCCACTAAAAAATATGTCGATGATCAAACGATTCCAACGCCAACATTAAGCTCTGTTTTAAGTGCTGGTAATTCATCTGGTGCAAGTGATTTAAAAATTATTGATGATCAAAAACTACTTTTAGGTGATGATGGTGATATGCAAATTTATCATAATCAAGTAAATTCTGTATTTTTTAATGATACTGGAAATATAGTTTTTAGAAATAATGCTAATGATTCCGATATAAGTTTTCAAACAGATGATGGTTTAGGTTACACTACTGAATATTTAAGATTAGATGGTGATGATGTAAATGTTGTTTTTTCAAAACCTATAAGCGGAACAACAGCATCATTCTCTGGCTTAGTAACTGGTATTGCTCCGACTAGTGATTTAAACTTTGCTACAAAAAAATACGTTGATGATCAGACAGTACCCACACCAACGCTATCTAGTGTTTTAGGTACTGGCAATACATCTGGTGCTAATGATATTATAATGGCTGATGATCAAAAAGTATTTTTAGGAACTGATAGCGATTTAGAAATATATCATGATGGTACTGATGGATATATTGATAATATTAATGGTGAACTTATAATACAAAATAATAGTGATGATAAAAAAATAATATTTAAGTCAGATAATGGAATTGGTGATATTACAGAATACTTTAGGATAGATGGTAATATTAACAGAAATGTTATAACTGTAACTACTCAGTTAAATGATAATGTGCCATTAATATTTGGCTCTGGTGCTGGGCGACCAAGTATAAAATATGATTCAACAGCTAGTCAATTATTTATTGGTGGCGAATCTAAGTTTTTAAATGATGCAACTTTTTCAGCAGATGTAACTCTTACAGATGGTGTTTTAACTGTTAATGAGGGTAATAATTATGTTAAATTAAGTCAAGGAGCAAATAGTATTAGTGAAATTGAATTAAAAGATGGCACCCCTGTATATGTACAAGGTTGGGGTGATAGTTTTAGAGTTGCTGTTAATGGTGATTATACTAATAGAGCATTTGAAATTGCATCAGACAAATCGGCAACTTTTACTGGCACATTGACAAGTGGCGATATATCAACAACTGGAATTACAGTTGATAGTAGATTAGTAATACAAAATTCATTAATTTATGATAATGCGGCTAATGGTAATAATAAAGGTTTTGGTATTGGTGGAGCTGGATTAGTTCCCTTAAATGGCTCTGGTGTAGATACAAATAATCTAGTTGATATTGGAACATCAGATTATAAATTCAAAAATTTACATTTATCAGGTTTTATACAAGCAGATGGAAACATTACAACAGATGGTATTTTTATTAATAATTCAGCACCAGATGATGAGGTTGTTCAATTTATACAAAATGGCAGAAAAACATCGCTTAAAACATATTTTTCAACTGGTGCAACTGGTAGTCATTTGGATTTTAGAATATCTGATGGATCAGCAACTGGTGGTTTTAACACGCCTTTAGTATTATATCCAAATAGAGCTATAATAACAACTGCTGAAATTACTACAATAAAAACAAATAATATTGAAAAAGCTACAACTGGCTCGCCAATCTTAATAAATTCTGGTGCAGATGCATCAACAGCATTAAGGGTTTATTATGATATGCAATTATATAACACTTTACGTTTTACTAATGCTAGTTGGAGTACACAAGGTTTTATTGCAGGAGGAAGTGGAATTTTACAATTATCGGGGGGTTCTGGCACAAGCACTATTTATATAAATTCAAGCGATCAAGTTAGTATTAGAAACAACGCTGATTTAGGTACTTACACTAGATTAGGGATTGCTATGGATGTTGGCGGTAATGCCGCAAATTTAGATGAGGCAACTGATTATAATGCAATGAGTATTGCACCATATAGGGTTGGTTCTAGTTATGGAATGTATTTTGGTGGCGGTCATGGTGCAAATAGCTCGGCTGGTTTTATACAATCAGCTAAAGTTGACGGCACTGATTCATCGACAATTAGTTTAAATCCTTTTGGTGGTGCTGTCGGAATTAATACTGGCACAAGTGATCCATCAAGCACTTTACATATAAAAGGTAGTTTTAGAACTCACTCTACTGGTACATATCCAATGGGTATTTTAAATGAATTTGTTAGTACTTATGTTAGTAGAACAAAATTTGGAAACCTTGCATCATCATCAAACCTTGAAATTTATTATGATATTTCTGGTACTGAGGAAGCTAGAATAACAAGGAACTATTCTGTTGCACCGCTTAAATTTACAAGAGCTGGAACAACAGATATGGAAATTACTGGTACTGGTAATGTTTTAATACCTGGTCAAGGAAAGTATTTAAAATTTGGCGGTTACAGTTACATTGGTGAAAGTTTAGAGGATTTACATTCTTTAACAATCGCATCTGATTTTACTGAATCATTAAGATTTTCACATTATAATAGAACAACATCAGCTTATGAGCTGAATATGATAATTGATGATAATTCAAGAGTTGGAATTAACACACCATCTCCAACAACACTTTTACATCTTGATCAGCCATCAAATGATAGAGCTGGTGGTTTATATATCAAAAGAAATGGGAGTAATTATGGTTTATCAGCATTTGTAAACGCTGGTGGTTATGGGGTTATTGGTAGTAATGGTTCTCAAACAAATGATATTTTAACAATGAATTTAAGTAATGGTAATGTTGGAATTGGTATTTCTGATCCATTTGCCGCAAAATTAGTTGTTAACTCTAGTTCAAACCCACAAATATTAGTAAAAAAACAAACTGCTGGAGGCGGTGCTGAAATATTATTTGAGCATAATTCTGGTGGTACTCAATATGCTAGTATAAAATATGATCAATCTGGTCAAAATGCTTTATATATCACAACAGGGTATGATTCGCCAAATGATTTAAACAGAATTTATTTGCAACCTGGTGGCGAAACTGCTTTGACTTTATTTGGTGGTAACAATTCAACTGGTACTGCTGGAACTGTTACTTTAAATGTAAACGCTTGGTTAAAAGGTTATGCTGTTGCAAATTCAACACAACAAAATTTAATTCGTAGCCGAGCTATGGGTTATCCTGGCTATTATGGTTTACAAATTGGTCAAGAAACTAATCATATTGCTTTATTTATTGATCCTGGCTCTGTTGCTGGTGGTGCTTTTAGTGGTAACGTAAATGAAATAATGTTGCCTAACAAAGTAATATTTCAACAAGCTAATTCTGGTGGTACTGATTGGTTAAATGGACAATCAATAACCTTAGACAATGCAAAACTTGGATTAGGAATTAACACACCATTAACTAAATTCCATATTCAAGATGGTGCTGGTGGTGGTAATCCGACTGATTCAAGAACTAAATTATATATAAATTCTAGTGGTGAAGCATATATAAGTATGAATGTACCTACAAATTCTTTTGGTGGTATTAGATTAGCCGTTGGTGGCTCTAACAAAGCATTTTTTGAATTATATGATAATACAACTCAAGGTCAAAAATTAACTTTAGGTACTGTTGATGCTAGGGATGTTGTTATTAATACTACTAATACTGAGCGTTTAAGAATTAACTCTAATGGTAATGTAAATCTTTTAAATACTAGCTCAACTGATAGCAGACATTTTGGAATAACTAATGCGGCTGGAACAACTGGTTGGACATTTGGTAATGGTGTAATTGCAAATTCACATCAATTTGTTATTTATGATAATACAGCTGGTGATGATAGATTGTTAATAAATAGTAGTGGTTCTATTGGAATTAATTGTGATGCTGGAAATGTACAACTTAAAGTATTGCAAACAAGGAGTTCTGAATGGGCAGGTGGATTTATAAATACTGGTAGTGTTGGTTATGGTTTATATGTTGATACTGCTTCATCAGGTAATACACAATATAATTTTGCTTGTTATACTAATACTGGTGATGGTATGGCTTTAAATGGTGCTGGTAGATTGCATATTGGTAATAAAACAAGTTTCCCATCCAAACTAACAGTTACAAGTGAAAGCAGTGCGTTAAAAGCTGTTGAAGCATCAAAACCTTATGCCGCAAGTCAAAACATAGCGAGTTTTACCAATGGTAATGCTTTTATAAGAAATAGCTATGATACATTTACAATAGCACAAACAGATGTACCTTGTTTAGTAATAACAGAAACTGTTAACGCATCAAATCAAGGTACTGAGCAAAGATTAACATTGACTGTTGGTGATAATAAATGTGTTATTGGTACATCATCAACTGTAACTACTGGAATGTATTTTAATGTTGCTAGGTCAACAAGTGCATTAGGTTATCAAGCAACAAATGGTTTAACAGCATTACATTTGACTAATGATGGATATGCTACGTTTTATTCAAATATAGTAGTGCCAGCTAACATATATGTTGGGGAATATATTTATCACAAAGACGATACAAATACTTATTTAAGATTTACAGAGGATCAATTTACATTTAGAACTGGTGGTGATGATAGAATGAAATTAACTAACAATGCTTTGAATGTTGGACCTGGTACTACAACATCATCAACAATAGGAGATGGACCATTAAGAGTTGTAAATAATTCAAATGGTAGTTCTACAATGGGCAGAAATAGTGTAGCAATACAATTAGGTCCAAAATCAACTAGAACTGCAACAGCTAATTATTATTATGGTGGAATGACTTGGAATGGTTTATTAAATTATGGTAATAACACAGTTTATGATATAGCACCTCATGTATGGGTTGGTGCAAAATTTAAAGATTTTCCTGGCTCCGAAAGGTCAAGTTTTGTTGTAGGTGTTAAATCTGGCACTGGCGTTACTGGAAGTGGCAATAATATACCAGTTGAAAGATTAGAGATTGACTATACTGGTAAAATGACTGTTAGTGGCAATATTTTAGCTACTGGTAGTATTACAGCCAATGGTGATGTAATTGCTTTTTCAGATAAAAGATTAAAAGAAAATATTAAGCCAATTAAAAATGCACTTAAAAAGGTTACAGAATTAAAAGGTGTTAGTTATAATAGAATAGATATTGATGATAAATCCAATAAAATTGGTTTTATAGCTCAAGATGTTAAAAAAGTATTGCCAGAGGTTGTAAGTGATAATGAAAAATATTTGGGTGTTAATTACGGCAATATTACAGCAGTATTGGTTGAAGCAATTAAAGAACAACAAAAACAAATTGTATCTTTACAAAAAGAAATTAATAATTTAAAAAATAAATAAAATGGCAGAAATTACTTATAAATGGCAAGTAGATAGCATGAATGAGGATCCTATACTTGATGATTTACAAAATGTTGTTACTTATGTTGGTTTTAGTTATGTAGGAACTGAGCCAATAGAAAATCCCGATGATCCAAAATCAAATTATTGGGTTGGTACCTATAGCTTAAATAAAAAATTATCAGCTCCAGATCCAAATAATTTTAAACACTTAAATGAATTAACTGAAAGCGAAGTTTTAAGTTGGGTTATTGGAGATTATAATGTTGAAGATTTAAAACCAAGTATTTTACAACAAATTAACGATCAAAAGCACCCAACAAATATTCCAATAAATTTACCTTGGAATGATCCAAAAGAATAGTTATGGCTTGTCCAAGTATTGCAGATGATGAAATATCAATGTTTAAAACTGGTCGTGAGAGAACTGGAGCTGGTTATGATTCAAGTTATAATTTAAGCACACCAATTTATATGTCAGATTTACAAAGATTATCTGGCGGCAATTCTAGTGGTTCTGGTCAAAGCTATCCAGCAGTAAACACTTTAAATCCTATTGAAAACCGCCCAGATGGTGAAAACCCATTACAAATGAGTGAATTTAGCTCTTATAATCAAAATGTAACTAGAACAGCATTTCAATATGTGTATAGTGCAACATCAAGCAATAATGCTTGTGCCTTTGCAATACCTAGCGGATCAGCTTATTTTCATACAGATGTAAATAATTTAGTACCAGATGCTGGTGGCGGTCAATATACTGCTTATACAACTATTAGTGGAACAACAGTAGTTCCAGCTGGTTACTATGCTATTTATTCAAATGATAATTTTCCAACTGCTAGTGGTAAATACATACAAGTCGGCAGTAATGGATCAATTTTAGCTGTTGGTAATTGTTAAAATAATTAACTAAATTTGTATTTAATTAAATAAATAAAAATGAGCAAACTAGAGGAAAAAGAATTAAAAGATTTACAAGAAAATCAAGGAAAAATTAATCAAGTTGTATCTAATATGGGTGCAATTTCTATTCAAAAAATTAACTTAGAAAAGTCAAAAGAATCTTTACTAGGCGAATTAAAAAAAATAGAAGATGAGCAAAACGATCTTAAAAAAGAACTTGAGGAAAAGTACGGAAAAATCTCAGTTAATTTAGAATCTGGCGAATACGAAATTATACCAGAACAAGAATAAATTATGGCTGTTATAAATGCCACTAGCTTTTTGTTGTTAAAAGATACAACAGTTATAGGGCATTCTAAAAGCACCGATTTTAATTTAAATTTAGATTTACCAGAATCAACTAGCAAAGATAGTTTAGGTTGGAAAGAGGTTATACCAGGCGTGAGATCTGGTACTTTAAATTGTGAGTGTTTAACTGATTATTCAGATGCTTTAAGTTTTGAGCAATTAGCCGACATGGTTATAACAAAACAAAAAGCAACATTCTATTTTAAAGATGCTGTAAATCCTAAATTAATTGTTAGAGGTGAGGGGTTTATAAGCTCAGTTGATGAAACAGCACAATTTGAAAATGCAACAAGTTTTAACTTAGAAATTAATTTAACTGGTGTTTTTTCAATAACTGATCCAAGTGTAGGTTTAACATGGGATAATGTATTTGCTAAGTGGGAAGATATTGCCACAAACTGGGAAGATGTATAATTTTTTTATTTGTATATTTGTAAAAGATTAATAATTTAAAAAACATATAAATGGCTACAACAGGCGTATTTAACGGAACTGACCTTTTACTAAAATTAACTGATGGCACATCAATAGCAACATCTACTATCATCGGACATTCAACATCTTGTTCACTTTCACTTTCTAATGATTTGCCAGAAGCAACTACAAAAGATAGTAACGGATTTCAAGAAGTTATTGCTGGTGTTAAAAGTGGTGAAATCTCTTTTGAGGGATTAATTGCTTATGATGATGATGCAAACCCAGTAGATTTTGCAGACATTCTTATTGCTCGTAGAGCTGTGTCATGGAGTTTTGGAACTGCTGAAACTGGTGATGCTGTATATTCTGGATCTGGATTCTTAAGCTCTGTTGAGATGAGTGCAGAAATGGAATCACCAGCAACATATAGTGGATCAATTACTATAAATGGTGCAATTTCTAAAGCATAATTTAGTAAATTCTAAATAAAATAAAAGGGGTATAACTTAAGGAAACTATACCCCTATAAATATATTATTATGGCAAACAAGAAACGAGGTTACTATACCTTAAAACTAGGTGGGAAAATGAGAACAATGCATTTTTCAATGAATTTCTGGAGCAACTTTACTGAATTTTTACAAGTACCATTAGACAAAATCGGTGATGCTTTTAGTGGTGGTATATCTATCAAAGCAATTATAGGTTTGGTTTATTCTGGTTTATTAGCACATGATCAAGAACAAGGCAACGAAATTGACTATAATGAATTTAAAGTTGGTATGTGGCTTGAAGATTTTGATGCTGATAAATTAAATGATGTTGTTACTGCAATGATGCAATCAAGAATATTAGGTAATGATCTTAATATGGGTGTTGCAAGAAATATAAAAAAAACTACAAAGCCGACTAAAGAGGGAAAGTAAACAGCCAGCTTGATTGGGATTCTCTTTTAGATTTTTACATTGGTCAAGTTGGCATAAATCCAGATTCTTTTTGGAAAAACACTTGGAAAGAAAATCACTTATTAGGTGAAGCATATATGATTGACAATAATGCCAAGTGGGAAAGATCTAGGTATATAGCAACCATGATTTACAACGTTAATTGTAATAAACAAGGGCAAATGATCACACCAGATAAATTGTTTCCATTACCACAAGATATATATTTAGGCAAAGGAAAACCCAAGTCAACAAAAGAGAAGTTTTTAAGATTTAAAAATAAAGTTGCAAAATCTAAGCTACCAAAATAGGTGGCTTATTTTTTTTGTATTTTTGATAAAAATTAATTCATGGCAAAGTTAAGATTAGATTTACAGCTAACTGGGTTTAAACAAGCATCTGGAAAACTAAAACAATTCGGCAATAAAATGAAGTCGGTTGGAGCTAGTATGCAAAAATTTAGTTTGCCATTGGCTATTGCTGGTGGTGCGGCTATAAAGATGGCATCAGATTTTGATAAAAACATTACAAAAATTGAAGCATTAGTTGGGCGAACTGGAAAAGAGTTAGATAGTTTTGCTGATGCATCTAAAAGAATGGCAACTGAAACTGGCATATCATCAGCCAAAACAAGTGAAGCAATGTTTTTTATTGCATCTGCTGGTTTAGAGGGTGCTGATGCAATATCTGTTTTAGAACAAGCATCAAAAGCTAGTGCATCTGGTTTAGGTGATGTTGCACAAATAGCTGATTTAGCGACCTCTGCAATGAATGCATACGGATCAGCTAATCTAAGTGCCGAAGATGCAACAGATGTATTAACAGCGGCAGTTAGAGAGGGTAAATTAAGCAGTGAGGAGTTGGCTGGTGCAATGGGTGGTGTTTTACCAATAGCATCTAATCTAGGTGTTAGCTTTGATGAGGTTGGTGCAACATTAGCGGCAATGTCAAGAACTGGAACTAATGCGGCAAATGGTGCAACACAATTAAATAGTATTCTAGCTGGTTTATTAAAACCTACAAATCAAGCAGAAGATGCATTGAGATCAATGGGATTATCTAGTGCTGGATTGAAAAAACAAATAAAAGAGGAGGGTTTATTATCAGTTTTAGAAACTTTAAAAACAGAGTTTGATAAAAATAGTGATGCGGCGGCTCAAGTGTTTCCAAATATTAGAGCATTAAAAGGTGTTTTAGATTTAACTGGTAAATCAGCTGAAACAACTACAATGATATTTGATAAATTAGGTATTGCACAAGGAGCAACTAAAAAAGCATTTGATGCAACATCAAAAAGTGCTTCATTTAAATTAAAAAAAGCACTTAATGGAGCTAGAGAATCTTTTGCACAAATGGGAGCTGTTTTATTAACTGGCTTATTGCCAGCAATACAAAATATAACTGGTGCAGTTACTAGATTTTTTACAGCATTTACAAATTTAGACAGTACAACTAAACAATTAATTTTAGGTGCTGGAGCTTTAATTATAGCATTGCCAACATTATTAAGTTTGTTTGGCACACTAACAACTGTTGTTGGAGCTTTATTATCACCCATTGGTATATTTGCGGCGGCTATTGCTGGTATTGCTTATATAATAGCTACAAATTGGGGTGAAGTTGCTCCAGTTTTAGTTGGTTTATATAATAGATTTATTGACTTATATAATTCATCTGAAAATTTAAGAAAGACAGTATTTTATCTAGGTTCTGTTTTTAAATCAGTTTTTATAGGAGCTAAAACATTAGTTTTAGAGTTTAGTAATTTATTTGTTACCATGTGGAAACTAATTAAAGAATTTTCAGACAAGGGTATTAATGGAAGTTTTTTAACGATTTTAAAAGGTGGTTTTAATAAAGGTGAACAAATTGCAAAAGATGGTGCTGAGGAAATTGGTAATGCTTTTACAGAGGGATATGAAGATTTTATTGGTAAAGAATTAGAACATAAAACAGTTGATGGTTTAAACACAGCTTTAAGTAATGCTGGATCAAGTTTAAAAAATAAATTTACAAGTTTTTTGAGTGATATTGGTATTGGTGGTGGTGGATCTGGCGGTGGTGGTGAATCTGGTGGTGGTGATGAATCTGGTGGTGCTTTACCATCTTGGGTTGCAACTCTTAGTTACCACATGAAAAACTTAGGTAATGAATCAGATGTAATTAAAGACAAATTTTTAGGATTAGCATTAACATCAAACATGGTCGGTGAGGAAATTAGCAATGCTTTTATGGGTGCATTTGAATCAATGTTAGAGGGTGAAAACTTTTTTAAATCTTTAATAAAAGGTTTAATGGCACTTATTAAAAAATTAGTAGCGGCGGCAATAGCGGCATTTGTATTATCTACAATATTAGGTGGTTTGGGCATTGGTGGTATTGAAAAGGGTGCTGGTGGATTTAAAAAGATGTTTGGTAAATTAAGTGGTATTGGTGAATTTGCTAATGGTGGTATTGTATCTGGTCCAACTATGGGATTAATGGGCGAATATCCTGGTGCAAGAAGCAATCCAGAGGTTATTGCTCCCTTAGATAAATTAAAATCATTAATAGGTGATAGAGGTGGCTCATCTAATGTCCAAGTAAGTGGTCAATTTGCACTTAAAGGGCAAGATCTAGTTGTTGCATTACAAAGAGCAGACAGAAACAGAAACAGAATTAAATAATGGCATACGGAGTTAAATTTAGATTAGAATTTTCTGATGACTTAGAAAATGGTAAAAAAATAGAAATCTTAAAAGATGGCTATACTGGAACTGTATATGATTTAATTGGCACTAATGATCCAGTACAAATTAGCTGGGATCAAGATGATAATTTTTATGATCCAATAATTGGTTCAACTTGTCAAATAAATCTTTTTGTTACAGATACAACAAATTATGATGATTTTTATATTGCAGATGAGAGAGAATATAAAATAAAAATATCTTATAAAGATTCTAGTAATAATTATCAAACATATTGGCAAGGGTGGTTATTAGTAGATCAATTTCAAGAAGCAGTTACATCAACTCCCTATCCTATAACCTTAAGAGGTTATGATGCTTTAGGTAGTTTGGGTGGGTTTACTCAGCCATTAACAACATCATCTGGTAACCAGCTTGCTGGGAGTTTTATGGTTTTTACACATGAAATTCTTGAAAATATTGATTTGGGTTTTGATATATATGTTTCAAATGATATACAAAAAGATGGTGCATCATCTGGATATAATATATTTGATCAATCGTATTGTGGTGCTGACAGTTTTTTTTCAGATGGTGTTGATCCAAAAAATTGTAAAGAAGTTTTAGAACAAATTTTAAAATTTACAAACTCAAGAATTTTCCAAAGTTATGGCAGATGGTATATAATAAATAATTCTAGTTATAGTGAACAATCAGTAAAAGATAGTAGTGCATCTACTGCTAATGGTGGCACAATACCAACTGGAATTAGAGCCGCTGAAACTGCAAGTTTGCAAAATAATAATGATGAGGATATAAAATATCACATTTATAATTCAGCTGGTGTATATCAATCTACTAGCACTGTTGATGTTTTATCTATTGTGCCAAGTGATTTGCAACCTATTGGCAATAATTTAACAAAAGAATATTTGCGACCATTAAAAGAATATACACAAAGCGTTAACATGGCTGGTTTTTTTAGTTCAAATATTATTGGCAATTCTGGTTTTGAATTCGGCACATCTGGTTGGACATTAACAAATAGTTCTATTGACACTAATTTTAGTTTTCAAGGTGATGCATCTTTAAAATCAACTAATTTACAAACATCAGCAAGTGGAACTAATGTAACGGCTACTTTGGCAAGTTATATTGATGAAGCTGGCTCTGATTTTGTTGGTTATAAATTAAAATTAAATAATTTTTTTAATTCAACATCTAGTGTTGTTAGAGGTTTTAGATGGCAAGTAAAAGCTGTTGCATTTACAATTCCAGGTGATCCACCAATAGCAACAAGATATTGGGATGGTAATGCTTGGACAACAACAGCTACAATTAATGAAGTCAATATTGTAAATAATAGAAGATGGAAAAGCTATGATTTTACAGCTCCAGCATTGCCAAGTAATTCATGGCGATTGTATTTTTATTTATATGATCCGTTTCAAACTGGTAGCTCATCTGGGTTTACAGATACTCACTGGGATTCTATAATATTTGACAAAGTTTATATAAATGCAGATGGTCAAAGATCTGAATTTTTTGAAAAGTTTGATTTATTACAATTTATAAGAAAACGATCTGGTAATTTTTCTGGTTTATTAAATTTAGATGGTTTAATATTAACCAATCAAGAATATGCAAAAATAGATGGTGAATTTTATAGATCGAGAGATAAAACAAATTACTTAAAATCAATAGAACAAATTACAAGTCAACAAGTCATAAATGATTACAGAGATTTTGTAATTAGATATGAGGGCGATTTTTACAATAATAATATATTGCCATTAGGGTTACATAATAAAGTATGGATTAACTTTGGATCTAGTGTTTTACAAGAACCAGTTAGTTGCTATATAGATTCAATGTCCTATAATGTCAAAAAAAATACATATAATGTTATAATGCATATACCAAATCAGAATGATGATTTAGCATCTGATTTTTTAATAAAGTTTTAAACTTTTTTCTTTTCCTTGTTTGCTGAGAAACCCCTCTAGTGCCTAACACTTTTGGGGTTTCGTTTTTGTAAAATAAATCAAAATAATTCTTTTATTTAAAAATTTTTTTTTATTTTTGTATGCTAAATAACAAAATATGATATTTGAAATTCACTTTAGGAATGAGCTTAAGAGGTTAAAATTTAAGCGATACCAAATTTGTACAATCTTAGGTTGTACCATGCCAACACTTAAAAGCAAAATTGAGAATCCAGGGCGATTAACTGTTGATGATATTACCAAATTAAAAAACTCTGGGTTCGACATTAACAGATTAATTTAAAAAAAACTATTATTTATGAAATCAATTAAAATACATGGCAAAGATTATGTTCTTGTAAACGACAGAATTAAAGAGTTTACAACCAATCCAAAATATAATGATTATGGATTAGAAACAAACAAAACACTAGATGAGTGGTTTGAATATACTGATAAAAAAACTGGCGAAATTTTACAAGATAATAGAGTTGAGTTTAAATGTATTATAACTAA